AACCAAACGCTTTAGATATGTCTATTTCCAAATTTACCAACTCTGAATTCATATCTATAGAATGTGGTGACCATTCTCTCTTGTAGTAGTGGCTATTGCTCTCCTTATCAAAGAACGTTGTCCCTCTATAATGTGCCATCAGTAATACTCATCCCACGCCTCTGCTGGCATATCTTGAGTCGGAGCGGAATAGATGACCTTATTCAGGCTTTCGGCCGGAGCATCGCCGATGACAGCTCCCAAAGATCCCTCACCATAAGAGAAAGTATTCAGGAACTTCATGGCAGCCTCGTATCTCGTCTTCCTCTGTTCCGGTAAAGTCTCTTTCCTGGTAAAGATAACAAACAGGCTGATATCCTTACTGATTTCTCGAATCGTGTTGGTCGGATATTCGATGGGTACGGAAACGCGGCACCCGACATAGCCATCGATCACGGCATCGGCCTTGGCAATGGCACTGTCGATATTGGCCTCGATGATGTCACCCGTTGGGTCTTCGGGATCATCCGTGAGCTCGACAAGAACGGCCCGGTCGATTTCATTCAACAAATCTTCGAGAGTGCAGTAAGCCATCGGGTTCCTTTAGGAATTAGCTTTTGCCGCAACGAGAAGTTCAGCGAGTTTTTCGGTTGGAGCACCAGGGAAGAACTTGACTCCAAGCTTCTTGAGCTCCATCCGGATCTTTTCCCTCTCGGAAACATTGTCGATTTCATCTTCTTGGACAACCGACACTTTGACTTCATCGCTTTTGACTTCCGTAAGGAAGCCGCATTCAATGAGTGGAGTAACTTCGCTTTCGAGCGCTGTGAACACGTTACCCGGTGTGATGATCTTTCCGTTCCGCTGGACGGATCTTCCAGGGTTTACCAAAACCTTGATGATTTCCATTCGAGACTCCTGAGAACACCGTGTGACCCCATTCCTGAAGCCACACGGCGTTGTTCTTACGTGACTTTGATATACATCACGGCTTCTGGACGCTTCAGGACGGGAAGCGGGCGGCTCTCACCGTAGATCCAACGGCCCTCGGGATCCTCTTCCTTCCAGCTCTTGGAGAAAAAGAGGGGAGGAATTCCGGAATAGCCGACGCCACCAGCCGTTTCAACGAACGGGCTGAAGTACGGGCACTCAAAAACATCGTCCCCTTCACCGATGAGGATGATGTAATCGGATTCCAGAAATCGCTTGCGTACACTGGAACTGTCGAGGTAGGACCCGTTGTACTCCTCGAAGGAAATTCCTGCGAGGGTTGCGATACGGCCCTCTTCTGCGATCTGGCGCCCGCGGTCGAACTGAAGAAGGCCGACGACCTCGGGGTGAACGAGAAGAGCATCCATCGCCTCGTACCCGCACCAGCACTGCCAGGAACGGATTTCGTGGCCGGCATCCTCTTCGATCTTGCGCTTCCAGGTGCGAATCTGGGTAATCGGGTTACTGGTCGTTGTAGCGGTCCAAAGATCATCCCCGGTGAGGGCGACAACGTGGTCGTTTGCCATGTTGTAGTCAACCAGGATGGTCGTGAGATCCGCGTCGTAGATTTTCCCACGCAGCGCATTCGCCGCCCAGAATTCAAGAGTGCGATCGAAGATGTTTCTCATATCGATCTGCTCTCTGGCAATTCTGGACTTGAGCATTTCAAGGCCCATCTGTTCGCCGTAGCCCCTCATCTGATCCACTTCGTAATTGTGGATGATGCGCTTTTCGGCTAACCTGGGAGCTTCCATGGTGATGGTAGAGCGCCCGGTTTTCTTGCCGATAGTCGCAGGATCGACGGCCTTGATGGTCGAAAGAATGGTCTCGTTTCCACTGATGACATCGAAAGCAAGACGGGAGGAGGGTTGAAAGTTCAGCTTCCCTGCAAAATGACGCTGAAACATGCGACGGCCAGGCGACCGCATTTTGTTGATGCTGGTCGTGAGCGTCCTGATTTTGAAAAGATTGTCCATCTCCTTGCCCCTGCCCAAAAGCCGAGGTCAGAAAGTTTATGGGAAAAGGGATTACTCGATGATGATCCCTTTGTCTGCAAGCTGCTGCATCGCCGTTGCCTTCTCATCGTCTGTGATGTCGTCCGGCCAGACGATATCGTCGGCATTGTACTCGCCGGCAAAATAGGCGCGAACGGTCTGATCCGAGACACTTGCATCGACATCGGAGTCAATAGCAAGGATGGCACGGGGGATCTCGGAACCGGTCACGGGACTTGCGGCATCCTGGCTGTAGACGCACCACTTTTTCCCGGTGGTGAGCTGAGCCATGACCATACCGCGCTGCAAAGTCAAACTCGATGCATGGGCCACAACGATGTCTTTCGAGCTGTGAAGACTGCTTCGAATCAGTTGAGAGACTTCGGTGGTCGTGGTTTCGGTAAGTCCAAAAACTCCAGACATTTTTTACTCCTTGGAACCCGCACCGGCGGCCAACTGAGGATTGATATATGCCGCGATGGACTCGCCAAGCTTTTCGTCATCATCCATCTGGCGACTTTTTGCCGTGTCCTTCTCAGCGAAATGACTCCCGGCAGTATCGACGATTTTCGGAGAAGCAGTGATGACCTTATCGAGCAACCAATCGGAAGCCTTGCTCTTGTCCTCTCCTGCCTGCATTTGGACACCGTCGATAGCCATGAGGAAATCGATCATTCCGGCTTCAACGGTTGCAGGTGCGATCTTTCCAGAGGCAACCAGGTCCTTTACCTTCGATTCGAGCTGTTGCTTGCGAAGCTCAACGGAAAGCGCGGCCTCTTTTTTCTTCGACTCTTCGAGAGCAGCTTTTACGGCTTCACCCTCTACCTTCACCACATCCAATTCGGCGATCTTTGCATTCGCCTCTTCGAGCTGCTTCTGAAGGGCATCAAATTCTTCCTTGGACATTGATTTCTCCTCGATGAGCTTCACAGCGTCATGAAAAGTTCCGATCCTATCGACCAATCCGGCCGCGACAGCCTGACTGCCGACGAATTCTCTCCCATCTGCCATCTCAAGGGCTTTTTCCGCATCCACCCCGCGCCCCCTGGCGACATCGGCAACGAAGATGGAATAATAGGTATCCACCCGTTCCTGTATCGACGCCTTGCCTTCGTCGGTAAGCCGGTGCGTGTCAGTTGCGATCCGCTTGTACTTTCCGGCGTAAATCTCGGTCCTGACGATCCCGGCCTGTTCATCGCGCTTCGATAGATCGTAGTGGGTAGCGACGACACCGATTGAGCCAACGAGCGCCGTTTCTGAAACGATGAGGCTGTCAGCCGAAGATCCGATCCAATAAGCGGCAGAGCACATGAGCCCGTCACAAAAGGCGATGATTGGCTTTTTCCCCCTGGACTCGAATATCAGGTCAGCCACGGCCTTCGTTCCATGAACGGTTCCACCGGGGCTGTTTACATTGAGGAGAAGACCGATGACTTCGGGATCATCGAGGGCCGTCCTGATGTCCTGCTGCAAAATATCGGTTGAAGTCCCACCAGACCACCGGCTGAAAAGATTCGCCCGCTGAGTGATCGTATCGAAGACGGGGATCAATGCAATGGACTGATGCCCGTTATTTGCTGAGAAGATGGAAGCCTTTTCGTAGTCTTTCGCTTCTCCTGCGAATTCGATCTTTTGACCGGAAGAGAGCATGTGAACGATGAAAGCATTGATCTCTTCGAGCTTGGACTGATTTATGGCCCAAAGCCTATCCTGCACCAGGTCGAATCTCATTCTTTATCCTTCGTGCCCTGTTTCGGGTCCTGCCGTTTCTCCAAACGCTTGTCCTTCCTTACTTCTTCTTTTTCTTGCGTGGTTTGCACTTGGCCATCGTTTGACTCCTTCACTTCGAACTCATCGGCTCTGAGGTTGTAGGTTCTGATGTAATACTGAGGCTTGAATCGAACACCCTGCGAGCTCAGCTGGGAATCCCTTCTCGAATGGGCTTCCTTCGCATCGTCTTCTTCAACGAATTTGAGATACGGGGCATTTTCAGCTCCAGCAAAGTTGAGATCGGCGACCCACTTGAAGAGCTGTTTGAATGCGGCCGCAACGAGCTTCTTATCCATCGAACAGATGTCGACACGGATGGAAAGATGGCTCTGAGAGGCTGCATAGGCGCCCTTGTCTCCGATCTCGGTCGTTAGGGTCTGAGTGAGGATCGCCTTGCTTATCTCACCGTTTGCCGAATTGACGAGAGCATTGAAGATGTTGTCGCTTCCAGCTCCACCCTGTTTTTGAGCTATGGCGAGAGCATCGACCGACTCGTCGTCGTTGATCACGGCAACGGCTGATTGGATCATGGCTTCGAGCATTTCAAGCATTGCCTGTCGCTCTTCGGTCGTCGATCCTCGGGGGACCTTACCAAAAAGCCACGGAATGCCGAATTTTTCCATGAACATATTCCAGTATTTATAGCCCAGCTTCTTGAAGGTAACCGGCCAAAAACATCTGGAAAGGGCTCGAATACCATAAGGATTTTCATAGGTTGGAAAATTTCTCGGCACAAGGAACTTGAACTCGGGGAGCAATATCCCTTCCAGCCAGTTCTTTTTGCAGAGAAATCGGATCCTGTTTTCCTTGTCGAAGACGAACCAGTTGTTCGGCTTCTGCTGGATATCTCCAGGAAGCCACTTGCCGTCTATCGAATTCCAAAGAACCTCGTTTACGGAGAATCCATAAAAAGGAGCATCGAGAAGCTGCGCAACGATCCTGTCCATGTCCAGATCAACGACCATCTTGTCGAAGAGCTTGGACATTTTTTCGGTCCCGTTCGGGTACTCGATCCGGAATTCGGAAGTCAGCACACCGGCTTTACGACTCTGATAACAAGCGAAAACGTGAGCATCGGCGAGAAGCCTTTCGAAAACTAGAACATCGGCACCGAGCTTGGTGAGAATAGGGTCTGGATCAGGGAGATATCCCCAGATATCACCCTCAAATGATGCTGCCCTGGTTACGATTTCACTGGTTAATGGTGTCGTCTTAGGCATCTACCGGTGCGCCGTTGGCTCTCGCCTTCTCTGCAAAGTATCTATGAGCCGCCAATGATGCAGCAAGATGAATCGTCGAATACGGCCGGCAAGGGAACCCGTCGCAAAGAATTCGCTCAACTTCATCAATTTGTGTGATCGTTCCCAATGAATTGAATATACAGACAGCTTCAGGAATCATTTTCTCAAGATCTGGAACGAGCCCACGGTCAACGACATCATTGAGGCAGTTAATGATACTCGATCGATTGATATACAGTCTAATCAATCTTAGCACGTTTTCTCCTTCTTACCGGCTCTTTCGTCACAGATCGGAGGCTGATGTTGCCAATAATGGCGAAAACGGTTGCTATTGTGCTAAGCTCATCCTTGTCGAACGGGACTTCGACACCAAAGAGTTTAACCAGGAAAATCGCCATGGCAAGAAGTATATTGAACCAAATGGTCTTGCTTGCGTACCAAATCTTGTAATCCATGTCATTTATTCGGAAACAGCTCAAGTGCTTTCTGAAAATTGACGTCCAACTGCATCATATAGGCAAGACGCGCGGCGCGAGCCTTAACCTGCTCGGCCCATTTTGAATCCATCATCTCTATTGCAGCTTCTTTGTATTGCCGTGAATCAACCAGGGCGATCATTTTCTTGAACCCACTGAACCGACTCATTCCAAGATTGAACAGCATGTTAACGATAACATTCTTACGATTCTCTGAAAGAGTATAGAACCAACTGAACGACTTGGCATTGATTATGGCATGATTGACGTCACCCATAAGAAGGGTCATCGCCTGTTCCATCGTGATCTCTTGAGGAATAGGAGTTTGCCCGAGAAAGTGACCATAACCAATCGTCCACCATCCTTCTGTATCCTTGTAGGCTTTCAGGCGAAGACCCTCATCGTGCTTGAACATTTCATAATCTGGAAACGGCATCAGTAAAGCTCCAATTCTGTGCCCATTGCCCTGGGCATCCCAGTTATGATTTCGACTTTACCTGGGGTGTTCGCCCCGGCATGAAGAGCCAATGCAAGCGACCAAAACCTGTCGGAATGGCCGTCTCTTGTCTTATCGGCATCAAATCTCGAATTTCCTGATGCTGTCACTACTTTCTTCACATTGTGGATATCCTCGCGGACTTTCCGGTCGACCTGGATTCGGAGTCTTCGATCCTCGAAAATCCGCTTGGTAGTGACGGCAAGATCCTCTTTGACGTTGTTCCTGAAGTGAACCTGTTCGACACGGTGGACCCCGAGAACATATTGAAGATCCTCGGCGAGCTGCATCCCCATCCCGGTACAATCTACACAGATTCTCCTCGGGTTGTCTTCAGCGATCACGGCGAGAAGCTGGTTGAGCTGGTCCCTGAAGTGAACGGCCTTCAACTCGATCTTTCTCAGCGACCAGAAAACATCCCCTATTTTCTCAAAAGACCAGTAGACGGTAACATCCTTTTTGCGCCCAATGTCAATGCCAGCAAATACAGGCCCCCCTTGCCATTCATTAAAATCAGACAACGATGGGTGTTCGCACTCCGTGATGAGTTCATAACTAATCCAGGCCGTAGCCTCATCCACAAACTGGCATTCGTATTCTTGCAGCCAGGCTTCTTCATCATCCAGTGCTTCTCTGAGGTATTCCGGTCCAGCTGGATCGCCATCGTCGCCAAAGATGACAAGACCTCCAGCAAGAGCCTCATAGATGTCGACTTTGTGCTTCGAATATCGTGGATTACCGCTCCACAGCTCATAGTATTTGTTCTTGCGACCTTGCGGCGTCGAGATGACCCGGATCTTGTATCCGCGGGTGATGGTCGGAAAAAGAGATTGCCAAATCCTCCTAGAATCCTGGTGAAATGCGAACTCATCGAGAACCACATTAGCAGAATGTCCACGAGCAGTATCAGGATTCGCCGGTAAAGCCAGGATGCGGCTTCCGTTAGGAAATTCGATTTCAAGCTGTTTATATATTGTTTTTCCATGGACCAGCTCACTCGATGTCTCGTTCACTATGGAGCCGTAAACGATGCTGAGGGCCTCTGAATGCATCTTTGCCTTGCGGATCAGCTCTTTTGACTGACGCTCGCCGGCCGAAAGGAACACCCAATCCGTTTTTTGCTCATAACAATCGAGGACGGCTTCAAGGGCGGTTGAAAACGATTTACCCGTCTGCCTTGACCACAAGCCGATCTTGAACCTGGCGGAATCGAGCACCCATCTCTTTTGGTACTGATAAAGGGGGATGACGACTCCACGGGTCCTCTCCTCTAGCTTTTTGTCTTCATTCTGCACAGGCATCAAATCCCGTAAATCTCCCGGACCTTCCTCTGAGCCTCTTCTTCGATATCGATCGTTTCACCGTCGACACGCCTCATCGATCGGTTACTACCAATGGAATCGTTCAGGTCCTTGAGAGCCGTTATGAGCTTGGACAAATCTTTACCGGTGATATGAATGTCCCCCTGGATGACGAGTTGGCTGACCTGGGTTGCGACGAGGTTCAGCAGGGCCTTCAAAGCCTGGTCCGAACCCATTTCGTTGTACTTCTTGGACATCGAGAGGACGATATAGTCAAGCTCGAAGCGTCTCCGCTGGGTGCATACGAGGAAATAATACTTGCGCACCGATTCGTGGCTGAGAGAGTACCCAGCTTCTTTTATCATCCTTGAGGCATCGAAATTCGATATCTCGCCGGCATCGAGCTTTTCTATGATGGTGTCCTGAAGTTCCTGGGGAAGCTTCATGAATTCAGGTCTCATCTTGAGTCCATCATGTTCGATGGCGAGCTGGACAAGGTCCGAGTGATTCATCTTTCCCGCCGTATCGGGCGCCATGACGATCCTTGGCATCTTCAATTCCTCGACAGGCTTTTGCGGCTTAGCCTTCTTGTAGTACGGACGCTTCTTTCGAGCTGGATTTTGGCTACTTGCCGACTTTGACATATAGAACCGACTCCTCAGGTATATGGGTGTGCGAGTGATTGTCGAATCTTTGGGCAACATCCATGCAGCATTCGACGGCCTCGGGAAGCCGGCACTCGTTCCGCCTGCCATCGCAAGCCTTTGTGCTCATCTTGCCTTCGATTCGTCTGTCATAGATGGAAAATTGCTGGGTGACATGCTCTATAAACGCCTCATATGAGCGTGTTTGGCGTCTATGTGTTGATATCAGGGCTCCAAGAAGGATGGCAATGATAGACAGGAGTGCATCGGCAATGCTCATGTCACCAAATGCATTCATTGATTCATGCACGACAGGAGGGATCATCCTCTTCTCCGAAAGCTCTTAGAGCCTCCTGAATGGTATTGTGATTTGGAGGGGGACCCCAATGAAAGGATGGCTTACGCACGGCTGTCCTGAGAAGGTGCAACAATTCCATGGCTTCCCGATCAAGTCCTATATGTACTTTCACCAATAGTTCCATTGGAGCCCCCCGATGGTAGGGTTGTCGAAAAAGTGCTTACTGAGTAATCATCTACCAGATAAATAGGAACTGTCAAGTATTCCTTTTCACGTGACAGGAAAAGCCATTTATAGTATCCAGATTACCGGGTAATCGTGTCATCAAAAATTTTCAATGAAGGATCGAGAATGGAATCATGGACATCGGAATGCTGAAGAAAAGGTCATATCGGGGGCGGGAATGGTTGAACTTCTCAGAGTCGGTTGAGGACCATATCGAAAAGTACACGGTGAGGCAATACGGTGACTATCCGAGCGACCAGGTGACTGAATGGTCGGCCGAACAGTGCGTCGATCAGGTCAAAAAGTACGCGAACCGGTTCGGAAAGGGTGCGCGAGGACCGGCTGAAGAGCTCAGGGATCTTCTGAAAATCGCCCATTACGCCTGCCTCGCCTGGAACAAGAGACTGAACGGGCAGAGCGGATCATCGATCGAGAGATTCATCCTTAGTGATGGGAAAGTCGTTGAAACCTGGAGAGCCGGGAAGAGCTTTCTCGGAAGATGCCCGAAACACGAGAGCGGGGCTCCGTCGCTCATCATCTCAAACGATGAAAAAACCTTCACATGCCTGAGCTGCGGGGCGTTCGGGTTCGTTTTGTGCCGTGAAGATGAAAGAAATGGATCCGATGTCGCATGATCGGAGAGCATTCGAGGCTCCACGGCGAACATCAGGTCATGAAACTTCAAATCTTCAGTCCTTCTCAGCTCAAAAAACTTCGTTCGGAGGCAAAATGCCCAAGAACCAGGATGCCATGCTGCGCTTTCAGGATTTCGACTGAGATGTGCTGCGGGCTTTTGCCGTTCGAACAGGTTCCTAGATGCGCGAGAATGGATGAAAAGGCGCGAACTTCCGCGACCACAGGAGATCAATGCAGATCATTGTCGATTCCAGAGAACAACGACCGTACTTTTTCAAAAAATACGATGCCGAAATCATCAGTGGAACGCTCGAAACGGGCGACTACTCGATCTCGGGGTTCGAAGATAGGATCTCCATTGAAAGAAAAAGCATAGACGACATCATCAACTGTCTGTCCCACGACCGGAATCGGTTTGAAAGAGAACTGATGAGGGGATCGAAGATGGAATCCTTCATCGTCGTGATGGAAGCCTCCCTAGATGACATCGCAAGAGGCCGATACAGGTCGAGGATGCTCCCTCACGCGGCCCTCCAGAGCATCGTCGCCTTCCAGACGAGGTACAAGATCCCATTCGTCTTTGCCGGATACCGATCTGCCGGGGAATACATCACCTACTCCTTCCTAGAAAAATTTATCATGTCAAAGGGGGCCGTGAATGGCAAAAAAAACGGCAAAAGATGCGGTTAGAGCCTACTGCCTATGGTG